GACACAAAAGAAGAAGAAAAAAAAAGTAGAGTATACAGATGAAAGCAGTCAAATCACTAATTGGGAAGATATCTCAACTTCAATTTATGCAACAACATCTGGATCATATATATCTAGTAATAAATCAGCACGTTTGGTATAATTTAACCTGCCTACGTAAATTAAATATTTCTTATTAATATTACATGAATTTAAAACTTAGAATTATGAAAGCTACATTAAAAGTAACACCAAATTATTCAAAAAGAACATTCACTATTAGAGTTGTAGATGGGGACTATAAAGCAAAATATCGAACTCTACAAATGAATCAAGAAGATTTTGATTGTGAAGAAATGAATACAGAAAAGGATTGGAAATATTTTTTGAAATCTGACAACTATTATAAAATTTAAAACTAAACATTATGAAAAATAGACTAGAATTAATAGAACAATTAGAAAAGATACAAGACAATATAGAAATAGTTGAGCGACAAGTAAACCAAAAAGAAGAAGATACTGCTTATTATAAATTTTTTGGTTATGGACAAAAACATTTTGAACACGATAAAGAAATTAGAACGAAAGCCTTAGCTTATTGGAAAAGAAGATTTAATAGAGTTTTAAACGAATTAAATTATTAATTATAAAAATATTGCGGAGAAAACAGCTACACTCCATCGGTCAAAAGAGTAGCATCCAACAACTTAATATTGAATGAGTTGGTGAATTGAGAAAAAAACCCTACTTTTTAAGGTAGGGTTTTTTTTATGCTTTCATTTCAAAATGTGGAGTATCTGTAAAGGATTTGAAGTTGCCACCCCATCTATTACTAGGGTGTAAACTTTCCCAAAAGTCGCCCAAACTTTGCAATGTATCTTTGTCATAAGTTAGCTTACCATCAATAAAGAAATTGAAATCTACTGCTAAACGTTTCAAGTGATTGCTATTTAAAGTCTTACTTTTTCCTGTGGCTAAATATTTCTTTTGTTGGTACATTGTACGGTAAGCCTCTCCAAAGGTTAAACCTACACCCACACTATTAGCAAAGTGTATTAAGTCGGCTATATTTAAACTAAATATTATTTGTTTTTCGCTTAATTTCATCTATCAAATTCTTTTATTTTAAAATTTTCCATTATTTATTTTTAATCTCCACCTGAATCTGCGCTAGCATTATCATAATATTATCGAATTGCAATTCTCTTTTTTCATCTACTTCTTGTAAGTGTTTATCGACAACTTCAAGAGTGTTAATTTTTGCAGTATTCAACCTTGTATCAGATTCTATGGAGGTAACATATAAAATAATACTGCTCATTATAGTTATAATAGTCAGTAAAAAACTTGTTATCTGATAGTTACTAAATTGAGGTTTTAATTTTTCAATTATCTCATCTAATCTCTGATTTGTTGTTTTTTTGTATTCGCTAAACTCAGTTTTAATTTTTATAATTTCGTCGTGATGTGAATCACAATGTGTAGGCTCATTCATTTAGTTGTGGGTATTATTTTTTAAAATATTCTTTTGTTAGGTCTATTATTCCTTGTGTACCAACATAGATAGAAGCTAATATTAGCCATTGGTCGCCATCTAATTTATTTATTGATATAAAAATTGTGCCAATTAAAAAAACTGTTAGTTTCTTACTTATTGCTATATTAAGTAATTTGTCTATGTAATTTCTCATATCTTAATAACTAATTTTATAAATAAGAAATCAAATTTTAAACTTCTTGTTTTTTTGTTGATAAATAGGTTCGGTATTAACTCAATCTCATTGGTTAATATTATTTTTATTGTCTTTTTATTCATAATTATATTATTTTATTTTTAATCTACTACTCCACTTCCTTGTGCTATTATTTCAAATTCTGTTAAATTTGTTAAATCATCTTGTACGATGAATTGTAAATCTTCAAAAGGCTTTAACCTTACAACTGCGCCTAATTTAGCAAATGTAAAACGCCCACTTAATCCGTCTGGTGAATTTTTCTTTGCTGAGATAAATTTTAAGTCATACATCAAATTATCCATTTCTCGGTTATCTTTTACGTTAAAGATATTACTTTTATAACTATCAACAAATCGACAAAGCAACCCATTTGTTAATCTTGGAATGTTACCAAACTCGTCATAATCACCATCACTTGTTAATTGCATTGACAAAAGAATTCTTGTAATATCTACACTTAAGTCAATGTCTTGCGTTGTTGGATTTCTTATTCCAAATATACGAGGTGTTACACTTCCATCAACTGCTAAATCGTGACTGCCTAATTGCACAAAATCACCACTAGAATAAGCGAAATCAATAGGTGAATCAACCGTTATAACGTTACCTGCTACATTAGTTATGTAAAAAAATGAAACTCTATTAACATTGGAAGAATAAACTGTGATATCTAAACCTACTGCGAAATCTGTGTTGTCTAGTACTGTGAATGTCTTTTCGTCAATTACAGCGTTAGCAGTTAAAGTAGTTTCATTTAGTAACTCCGTAGCGTGTAATATAAATAAAGGAGAAGTACTATCTTGAATGACTACATCTACTGCTGAACCTATTGAAAGACCTCCCGTAAAATCATCCATAAACGCTATCAATGTAGCTTCGGTAAATGGTAAATTATTGCTATCTACTAACTCGCTAATTGGAATGTGAAAATTTTCATCGTGTCTATTTATGTATATGATATGTAAAGTATCACTATACACTTTATAACTAACCCTAGATGTTGGAAGTCTACGCTCTATTTTGCTTGTAATAGTATCTGTTACTATTAAATAATTTCCTGTTATTTGTAATTTCTTTGCCATTTTTTTTATGCGAATTTATGGTTAGGTGTTTTTGGATTAAATTCGTAAGAACTCCATCCGTAGCCGCTTCTGCTTTTCCACATTACATCAACATCATAAAATTCAGCTTTTTTAACTAAAATGCTTTCTTGTGTTTCTTCGTCAAATTCATACTTATCTTGAAATCCTAAAATAGCTATTCCGTGAGTTGATTCTGTTACTGTTATTTTATTGAAAGGCAATTCGTTTTCTTCTGATGCCAATTCTAAAATCATTTCTTTTGCTATTTGTTCGCTTGGAAAAGAATATTGTTTTACTATCATTTTTTTAATTTTATATTGTTGTTAATTCGATTAATTCTGCATCTGTTAAAGCAGTTTTATAAACTCTTATATCTTTTGTTTTACCGAAGAAATCATTAGCAGATGTAACTGGACTACCTAAATGTAATTGATTAAACGCATTTTCACTTGGCACACTTCCTGAAGTATCTGATAAAACTTCTGCTCCATCAATCCATAAGGCAAAGTCATTAAGTTTCCATTTAAAAGCAATTTTTTGATTTATTGTTTGGTTTTTATCAATATATCCTGCAAATACTTGACCTACACCCCCAACTGATAAACTATAAACTATCCTATTTGCTGTATTGTGAAATGCAATAAACAATCTGTTTGCACTTGTTCCATCTGAAATACCTATTTCTCTATCTCCCACACCTCCATTAGCCAAAGCACTCCCCTCAAAATACAAAACACCCTCCTCCGAATTAAGCGTTGTAACATCTCCTGCGCCTTTTACCGCATCAGCATTTCTTGTTACAGTTGAGCCTTCAGTTTTTATGTATGAGGTGTTATCTGTTTTTAATTCAGCACCCCAAACTTCTATAAAACTAATTCCATCACCTAAAAAAGTTTCATTTCCAGAATTATCAACAAATAAATATTGAATTACGGCAGTAGCATCACCTTGCGTGAAAGAATACATTATTTTTATGTAATCATCTAAAATTTCAGTTATCAAATTACCATCAGGAGATATTACATTGCCATCGCTTAAATCAACATAGGCATTGGTAGTATTTGCAGTTTCTTTTATTCTAAAATACTGTCCTACTGTTTTTTTAACATAGATAGAAAATGTATAATCTTTGGGGAATGAAGTTGTAATTACTTGAAAAAATCTATGCAACGAGTTAGAATTACCGATAGTTATTTTATCAGCAGTTAAATTGCCATCTGGTGATAATGTAGAATTAGATAAAACTGCTATATCAGTTTTTAACCAGCTCGCATTACTAAAATCTTCAGACCACTTAACTAAATTAGTAGATTGTGGCTCGGTTAATAGAACTGGACACCCACCGTCTGTATAATCTAATCGGGGTACATTTACGCCCATTGTTTCTATTAATCCGTTTTCGTTTACTCTTGTTGCTGTACTTGCTCTTGTTACATCGAAATCGCCTACACCGTCAGCAGGTAATACACTGTATAATTTGGTAGCCTTATATCCACTTGGAATCATTGCTAAACTTGGATTTGCCATATTTATTTTTTTATATTATTATACATTCTAAACTTTCTACAATACCACCATCAGCTTCAACTCTTGCTTTAAAAGCTGATTGCAAAGCAGTATAACCGTATATTTCAGTTTCACCACTCCAACTATTTTCTTCTTTGTGAGATACACCCCAAGAGATTATATTATTAACTGCGCCTAATCCCCAATCAATAACATTATTTAGTATTCCTTGACCCCAACCTATATTGTTTGCCATTGTCTATTTTATTTAAGTATATTCTTAATTTCTTTAAATTCGCTTCTTTTATTTTGTATTTTTTCTTTTTTATAATACCCATCCTCCGAAATCGCTTTTTGTTTGTGGTTTTACATCTGAGCCACTATTACTTGTATATTCTGGAAATGTACTTGAATTATTACAAATGTAATCTACAAATCTTCGTGTGTAAGATTGTGCAATATCACGTTCTTTTTCTACTAAATAATCTACTTCATTTTTATCTACGCTTGTACTAGTTTCGCTTGTATGTTTATACATACCACCATTCGCTAAAGTATAAGCCGAGAAAGGTAAATACTCAACCATCGCCCAATGTATCAACATCGGTTTAATATACTTTTCTAATAGGTTTAAATAGTCTGTATTGCCTACATCTCCAATAGTATTATTACTTATTAACGTTTGTATTTTTTCAAGTAAATCAGTACCTAAATAACCTTGTAAATGTATGTCTTGACTTATAGAAATATATTGAATAAATTTATCATCATCTACATTACCATTTAAAATACTAAACTTCTTTAAATCTTTTGTTGTTATTAATATTGCTTTTGCCATAACCTATCCTTTATTATAATTAGGGTGATGTCCGTTGTCTTTCATATCTTTTGGTGCTTTTTTTGCATCTTGATATTGTTTGCCTTTTGGCTTGTAAGAAGATGGTATTGAATCAACTTCTTTTCCTCTTGAAATTTGTCTTTCTGTTTTGCTTTTCATTCTGTATAATTCTTCTTGGAAGTAATGTCCACAATTTACACCGCCTTTAAAACGAAACAAAGAATAGTTTTGACCTTTATGACCAAATGACTTATTAACACCACTGAAAGAGGCTTGGTCTATATCTTCCTTTCTGTAAACAACACCTTTAGCCGTTCTTCCCATCATATTTTTGCAAAATGTACGAGAATTATCAGATTTGTATTTTGCTTGATATGTGTATCTAATTTTATAGTAAGATTTATCTAATTTACTTTCTTTTGTTGGTGCTGATTTTACAAAACCCGCTAACTTTTGAAAAGCAGATAATTTTTCTTTTATATTTTTTTTAACCCATTCTTCAATGCTTTCGTTATCTTCATCAAATTCTCTCGTATCTACTAATTCCCATTCGTCTAAATCAATAGTTTCACCATCTAAAGCGTCTAACATTTCGTTATCTTCAAACCCCTCATTTTCTTTCGCCATTTTAACACCAGTTTCTTCTTCTTTTGTTTCCTTATCTAGTCCATCTGTATCAACAAACTCAAGAGGTTGGATAGTTTTAAAGTATAATTTAAGCGTTATATCGTTTACTGCTAGTATTTCATCCATTACATCCGTTACTTCGTCTTGAAATGGCTTAATTGTAGTGTTATCAAATAGTAAACTAGCTGTTTTTATTTCGTCAGCGTTGTTTCCTAAGCCTCCACCACTATCACGAACACCAATTAACATAGGTGAAGTTACTGAATGACCTACAATTAGCTTATTTCTACACTCTTCAGATAGGTATGTGTAATGGTCTGGAGCGTCATTTAAAGGTAAATCTTCAACAGTTGTCGCTGATTCTTGATTATCGTTAAAAGCTACAATAACTTTCTCTCCTCTTGCACCTGTTAATTTCTTTACAACATCATTTTTAATTCTAAATTGAGCCTCTTGGTCTGGTATTCCATTGTTGAAATTAACTACTTTAGAGCCACTAAAACCGTTTATGGTATCATTTATAAGGTAATCACCTATTTCTTCCTCTAATACAGCGTATGGAAGCGCACCAACGTAATCAACAGGAGAATAATAGTAGTAACCTGCAACATAAGGTTGTAATACATACACCTCATTGCCTTTTTTATTACCAAAACCGAAAGAATTAATTCTTAAAGGCTCATCGCTTGGCTTAATATCCTGCCAATTCGGGTGATAATACCACGCTTCAATTTTACCCTCTTCGTTCATCTTCTCAGCTCGTAATGTATTCATTGGAAAATGAGTAACTTTTTTAACTTGCCCTTTGTCATAAGTAACTTGAAATGCTGCCATACCTAACATCTTACGGTCAGTTATGAAGCGTTTTAAGTCATCTTTAGAAAACAAAGAAAGCATTTGAGCGTATTGTTCAGGTCTTCTATTTGAATCTAGTGCTGATATACCTTTTCCGTA